CGCCGGCGTCCAGGCCGACATCCAGGCCAGCCTCGACAACACCGAGGACGCCAGGCGCCGCATCCTGGACCAGGCCGCCGGATAGGACCACCGTGGCCAACCGCCCCGAACTCGTCTCGTACGACTACCGGCGCATACGTGGCCGCATCCTGGCCGAGTCCGACGTGTGTATCGTCTGCGGCCACGGAGAGGCCGACGCCGTCGACCACGTCCACCCCGTCAGCAAGGGCGGAGCCCCCCTCGACCCCGACAACCTGGCCCCGATCCACGGCACGGCCGGCTGTCCCGTCTGCCTCCGCAAGTGCAACAACGAGAAAGGCAACCGGCCCCTCGCCGACGTCGTCCAACTGCGCACGTCAGTCGACTGGTTCGCCGGACCGTAGAGAGAGACCACATGCCGATCACGCCCGAGCAGGCCGCCGTCCTGGAAGCCGAGGACCGCTACATCCGCGCCCAGGTCCAGGTCTACGAGTGGATGGAACGCGCCGAGCAGCACGAGGCCGCCGCCGACTACGCCATGGCGCCCGAGCAACGGAACGACGGATGGGAGCGCATCGCGAACGCCCACCGTGTCGAGGCCGACCGCGCGCTCCGCTTCGCGCACGCCTGGGTCGAGGCAGCCAACACCCTCCGCCCGCCGCAAGCGCCCGTCGAAACAGAGGTGACAACCCCATGACCGCGCTCGCTTCGAAGGTAGAAGCACAGCCCTGGACCACAGGCCACGACCTGAGCGTCCACAACCAGATCGAGAGCAGGCCCGGGCCAGCCCAGGAGGACGGCATCACGTGGGCCGACAACCGCAGCACCGGCATGGTCCACGTGCTGTGCAACTGCGGGTACAGCTCGGGCTGGATCCCGCGCCAGGAGATGCCCAGCTTCGAGCAGCTCAGGGCCGCTCACGGCACGCGCCCCGAGGCCACCGCGACCTGACACCACCGCAGGTCAGAGGCTTGAGTCAGCCGAGGTCGGGCCGCCGCCCCTCCGTCTCTTTAGCCATGATCTTTTAGCAACCCCGCGCCCTCCTGTTTTTTTTCTCCCCCCGGGCCAATGCAACCGGGTTGATCATGGAAGGGGCGCGTCATGGGGCCAGTCGAGACCGCCGTCCGGGGCGACGTCGAACAGCTCGGCGACCTCGCCGGCGTGGAGCCGTCCCTGTCCGAGCTGGCCTACTCGCTGGCCCGCCGGATCGACACGGCGGCGACCGGCCAGTGCGAGACGTGCGGCGAGGCCGTGCCCGCCGAGGACAAGCTCCTTCCCCAGTTGACCCGCGAGCTCCGGCAGACGCTCGCCCAGTTGCTGGAGGGACGGGCGCCCGACGATGACGACGACCTCGGAGATCTGGCGTCCCCCGAGTGAGTTCGCCGAGGACCTCGAGGAGCGGTACGGGCTGAAGTGCCCGCCGCTGTGGGGGACTCCGCGCAACCCGGACCGCCCGTCGCTGGGGCCGAAGCTGTGGCGCGTCATGGAGAAGCTCGGTGCTCCGCCGATGCCGTGGCAGAAGTACGTCAGCGACGTGGCCCTGGAGATCGACCCGGCCACCGGTCTGTTCGCGCACCGCGAGGTGGGGCTGTCCGTCTCCCGGCAGCAGGGCAAGACGGAGCTGTGCCTGGCCGCTCAGGTCCACCGGGCGCTGGCCTGGCGGCGGCAGAACATCGTGTACGCCGCGCAGACCCGGGGCATGGCGAGGCAGCGCTGGGAGGACGAGTTCTGGGAGAAGATCTCCGACTCGGACCTGGCCAGGAAGGCGCGCATCCGCAAGAGCAACGGCAACGAGGCGATCCTGTGGCCGGGCATGCGCTCGAAGATGGGCATCACCGCCAACACGGAGAAGGCGGGCCACGGTCCGGCGCTCGACCTCGGCTTCATCGACGAGGCGTTCGCCCATGAGGACGACCGGCTGGAGCAGGCGTTCAGCCCGGCCATGACCACGCGCCCGATGGCTCAGCTGTGGTGGGCGTCTGCGGGCGGCACCACCAAGAGCGTGTGGCTGAACAAGAAGCGGGCTATCGGGCGCGCGCTCATCGAGGAGGCGTGGAAGACCGGGGTCTGGCCGGCGGTCTGCTACTTCGAGTGGTTCGCCCCTGACGACATGGACCGCGGGGACCCGGCCACCTGGTACGCCACGCTGCCCGCGCTGGGGCACACGGTGACCGAGGCGGTCATCGCCGCCGAGCTGGCGAAGATGGATCCGTCGGAGTTCGACCGCGCGTATCTCAACCGCACCCGGAAGCCGACACCGCCCACGGACCCGAACGTGCCCAAGGGCAAGTGGCCTCAGCTGGTCGACGCCAAGAGCAAGCCGGTCGCCACGAGCGTGGCGTTCGCCATCGACGTCTCGCAGGACCGCGGCTACACCACGATCGGCGCGGCCTCCCTGCGCAAGGACGGCAAGGTCCACGAGGAGGTCGTCGCCCACCGTCCGGGTACGGACTGGGTGGTGCCCGCCATCGTGAAGCTGCGCCGTCTGTGGAACCCGGTTGCCGTGGCCGTCGCCGGATCGGGTGCGCCGGCCAGTTCGCTCATCGACGACCTGGTGGCCGCAGGCATCAACGTGCCGGAGGACAAGGACCGCCCGACGCGCGGAGACCTGGCCGTGATGCGGACGGGCGACCTCGCCGAGGCGTGCGGGCAGCAGGCCGACGCGATGAACCAGGACACCGCCCGGCACCTCGACCAAGTCCCGCTGACCGCCGCGGTGAACGGCGCACGCACGCGCCGTGTGGGCGACGCATGGACGCTGGACCGTACGGCGTCACAGGTGAACATCTCCCCGTTCTGCGCGGTCACGTTCGCCCGCTGGGCGCTGCTCATCCGGGGCCCCCTGGTCGAAGAGGACTACGACATCGGCGACTCGTTCGCGTGAGGGGAGGGTCATGGGCGTCGGAGAACGGCTGAGGCAGATGTTCACCCGGGACGCGAACATCACCAGCGCTGAGGACCTGCTGGCCCTGGCCAGGGGAGGACGCACGGGGAAGAACGGCGTACACGTCTCCAACGACAGCGCGCTGCGGCACTCCGCCGTGTGGGCGTGTCTGCGCCTGCGCGCGGACCTGGTGTCGTCGTTCCCCATCGACGTCTTCCGGTACGTCGACGGAATCCAGGTGGAGGTTCCCAAGCCTCCCGTCCTGGTGACGCCCGGCGGCCTTGAGGTCGGCATCAAGGAATGGATGTACTCCACCGAGTTCGACTTGGACCGGGCGGGCAACTGCTTCGGCATCATCACCGAACGGACCGGCGTCGTCGGCCCGGACGGGCGCGGTCTGCCCGGGCGCGTGGAGCTGGTGGAGCTGGGCGCGGTATCGGTCCGCGCGAACGGCTCGGCCATCAAGAAGTTCACCATCAACGGCAAGCAGTACGAGCCGTGGGAGATCTGGCACGAGAAGCAGTACACCGTGGCCGGCTTCCCGCTGGGGCTGTCCCCGGTGGCGTACGCGGCGTGGTCGATCGAGGAATCCCTCAACGCCCAGCAGTTCGCCCGCGACTGGTTCGCCGGCGGCGCTGTCCCCTCCGGCACGCTGAAGAACAACCGGAAGACCATCGACAAGAAGCAGGCCCGCGAGGTCAAGGACGGGTTCCGCGCGGCGGTGTCGAACGGCGACCTGTTCGTCCACGGCGAGGACTGGGATTACAAGCCGGTCCAGGCGGTGGCCGCGCAGGCCCAGTTCATCGAGGCCCGCCAGTACGGGCTGGGTGACATCGCCCGGTTCTTCGGATGCCCCGGCGACCTGATCGACGCCGCTGTCTCCGGCAGCAGCGTCACCTACGCCAACATCAGCCAGCGCAACCTGCAGTTCCTCATCATGAATCTGGGCCCGGCCGTGGGCCGACGCGAGGACACGTTCAGCCGCAAGCTCGTGTCGGGCCCGCGGTTCGTGAAGCTCAACACGGACGCCCTGCTGCGCATGGACCCCGAGGCCCGCGCCCGCACGATCGGGCAGCGCATCACCAACCGGACGCTCGCCCCGTCCGAGGCGCGCGCGCTGGACAACCTGCCGCCCTTCACTGAGGACCAGCTCGCCGAGTTCGACCGGCTGTTCGGCTCGCGCTCCGTCCCCGCCCAGCCCACGACCGCCGTACCGGGAGCTACGCCATGACCGCACCCACGCTCGCCGCCGCAGCGGCGGCCCGATCCCAGCAGGTACGCCAGCGCGCCGACCGCCCCTCGCAGCGTCGCTGCGCCGAACAGACCGGGTCCCGCGCCACAGTGCGCGCCGCCCTGTCCGGCGTCGAGGTCCGCGAAGCCGGGGACAGCGGAGGCCTGGAGTTTCTCGGGCACGCCACGGTGTACGAGCAGGCCTACGAGATGTGGGACATGTTCGGCCCGTACACCGAGATCGTCACCGAGGGAGCGGGCGCCGACTCGCTCGCCCGCGCCGACCTCGACGTCCCCCTGGTCCTGGGCCACGACCAGCTGCGGCGCCTTGCCCGCACGACGACCGGCACCCTGTTCCTCACCGAGGACGCGAACGGTCTGTCGGTCCGCGCCCCGAACCTGGACCCAGCGGACTACGACGTCGCGTACATCGCGCCGAAGCTGCGCGCCGGCCTGGTCGACGAGATGTCGTTCGCGTTCCGCATCGAGTCGGGCCAGTGGTCCCCGGACTACACCGAGTACCGCATCAACCGGTACGACATCCACCGCGGGGACGTGGCCATCGTCGGCTACGGCGCCAACCCCCACACCGGCGCCAGCCTGCGGCAGCCCGCGGCCGCGCCGGTGAACAGCCGGGCCCGGGCGCTGCTGGAAATCGCGCTCGCCCGCTGACCCCCTGAACTTCCCGCCGCCCGGCGGGAGCATCTGCCCTGCGCTCTGCGCGCACGAGTCCACCTGGCGCATCGCCTCAGGTGGCCGTCTGTCCTGGACACGGGGCGTCTGGAATCCATCGACCGAGGGAGAGCTGAGCCATGACGCTCGCCGACCTGATCGCCCAGGCGCGCACCGCCCTGGACACCGCGATCGTCGCACGACAGCAGGAGCAGGACGCGCTGATGGCGCTGCGCTCCGACGAGAACCTGACCGAGGAAGCGGTCGCCGCACGGGTCGCCACCCGCGACGCGGCGGACGCCGAGGTCACCCGCCGCCAGGAGGCCCTCGCCGCGCTGGAGGACGAGCAGGTCCGAGAGGACGAGCTCGCCGCGCTGCAGGCGCGCACCGTCCCGGGCGCCACCCGGGCCCCCGCCTACGACCAGGTCGCGCGCGTCGGGCGGGAGGAGCGCACCTACCGGCCCGACCAGGACCGGCGCGGGGCCGCCTTCCAGTTCGACGTACGGGCCGCGTTCCTCGGCGACTACGAGGCGCAGGCCCGGCTGTCCCGCCACATGCAGGAGGAGCGCGCCGAGCGGGGGCAGCAGATCCGTTCGGTGGGAACCGGCGCGTTCGCCGGCCTCGTCATCCCGCAGTACCTCACCGACATGTACGCGCCGCTGGCCCGCGCCAACCGGCCGTTCGCGGACGCGTGCCGGAAGCACACGCTGCCGCCCACGGGCATGACGGTGGAGATCTCCCGGATCACGACCGGGTCCAGCGTCGACAACCAGTCGGCCGAGAACGCGGCGGTCGCCGAGCAGGACATGGACGACACGGCGCTGTCCGTGCCGGTCCGCACTGCGGCCGGTCAGCAGACCGCGTCCCGGCAGTCCATCGAGCGGGGCGCCGGCGTCGAGGACGTCATCCTCGACGACCTGTTCCGTGCCTACGGCAGCCGCCTGGACAACACCATCCTGAACGTGGCGACGGTGGGCCTCACGAACGTGGCCACGTCCGTGGCCTACACCGACGCCTCGCCGTCCGTGGGCGAGCTGTACCCCAAGGTGATCGAGGGACTGTCGGGCGTCGAGGGCGCGCTGCTGGACCAGGCGTCCGGCGACAACCTCGCCGTCATGCACTCCCGTCGCTGGTACTGGATGCAGAACGCGATGGGTTCCTCGTACCCGCTGATCACTCAGCCGGGTGTGGTGGCGCAGACCCTCGGCGCGAACTACGCCGAGGCGTACGGGCGCGGCGTGCGCGGCATTCTGCCGAACGGCACCCCGGTCATCGTCGACAACAACATCGCGACGAACCTGGGTGCGGGCACCAACGAGGACGAGATCTACCTGGTGGACCGGCAGGAGTGCCACCTCTGGGAGGACCCCGACGCCCCGGTCTACATCCGCGCCGAGCAGGCCAAGGCCGCCAACCTCGGCGTCCTGATGGTGGTGTACGGCTACTACGCCTTCACCTTCCAGCGTCAGCCGCACGCCCGGAAGATCGCGGGCACCGGCCTGATCACGCCGACGTTCACCGGCGTCTGATCCCCCCGCTGAGCGGGCCCGCCCCCTCAACCCCCATGCGAGGGGGCGGGCCCGCCTCACCCCTTGGAGAAAGCGATGAGCGAGGAAGCGAAGACCGACGACCCGATGGTGGCCGCGCTGCTGCGGGAGCGTGAGGGCTACCTGGGCCGAGGCATGGACGACCGCGTCAAGCAGGTCGACGAGCAGCTGGCCCTGCGCGGCTACACCCCGCCGAGGGGCGAGAGCAAGCCGTCCCGCAGTGAGGCGCCGAAGGGCCGCCGCCAGCGTCCCGCCGAGACGGCATGACGTGGCCAACGAGTACGGCAACCGGGCCACGCTGAAGTCGACCCTGGGCATCGAGGCCGACGACACCACCCGTGACGCGCGGATCGACCGGGCCCTGACCGCCTCGGCGCGCAGCATCGACAAGACGTGCGGCCGCCGGTTCTGGCTGGACGCCCAACCCGTCATGCGGACGTACCGCACCCAGGACCGGATCGTGTGCGACGACGACGGCGAGCTGCTGCTGGTCGACGACATCGGCAACGTCACGGGCATGGTGGTGGAGACCGGATCCGGAGCGTCGTTCACCGCGGTGACCAACTACGAGACCAGCCCCGACAACGCGTTCGCCGACGGCGTGGCCATCACCGGCCTGCGCCGCGTGAACGGAACCTGGGGCACTGGCCGTGTGCGGGTCACCACCAAGTTCGGATGGC